TATAATACTATATAGGTTATATATAACTATAGTCTTTAGATACTATATATTTATATAAAAGAAAATAAAAATACACTAAAAACATTGTTTTGTCAATCACAAATTTAAAAAACTTTTTGCATGGTGCTGAAAACCGCATAAAACCGTGGTTTCTTGGACTTTAAAAAAAGAAAATGCATAGTTGATTGATGTTTGCCTGCGATTTGCCTGTCATTTGCCTGCGATTTGCCTGTGATGCTACTATGCAAAAAGTCCTACAAACCGCATAAAACCGTGGGTTCTAGCCTGCGATTTGCCTGCGATTGTGGTTGTCACGTTGCTTGTTATACATTATAAAAGGAGGGATTTTACATGGCACTAATAACTTGCACTGAATGTGGGAAAGAGTTTTCTGAAAAAGCTCCTGCGTGTCCTAACTGCGGATGCCCAACAGAGGAAATCTTAAAAGAATTAGCTACTGTTTCTACTGCTGATAATGAAGTTCCGCAGTATGAAATTGATGAAAAAACGATTGAGATTGCTATAGAAAAAGGTATTGTTAATGAACCTAGTGATTTAATTATCACAGCAGGTAAATATACAGATAGTGGTTTTCTTTCTACACTAACACATATACTTTATGTAGCAAAAGACAGCTTCTATTTATGCCGTTTTGATAAGGCAGAAGAGAATCCAAAAGAAGATATTATTGTCAAACTGGATTATACAAATGATGCTATTAATCAGTTAACTTATGATTATGAAATGCGTAAATTTAACGGTAATTTTGGTTTTAATGCAAGCAAAATCAAAGCGGATAAAGACAGGTCTAGGGATGCTTACTATGAGATTTTGAAAAAGGTAGACAGCAAAAAAGCCGAAGATTTTTATAAGATTTTTTATCTGGATGCACCATACTGTCCTAAGTGTCACAGCTTGAATATAGGATATGAGTTTGTGCAGGACTCAGCTAAAACAAAGGGAAAATCTGAGGTCCGTAAAAAGAGTGTTGTGACTCGTGCAGGTAACAGTCTGGGACGTGCAGGTATGATCGCAGCGACTGGTGGTCTGTGGGCATTAACACCTAAAAAATCTAAATACAAAGAAAAGAAATCATCCAAGACAGATATTAACAGTAAACAAATGGCAATTTGCCAAGACTGCGGTAAATCTTGGGAAGTTAAATAACAATAAAAAAAAAGACCGTACCACACCCGAATGTGGTACAGTCTCCAAAAACACTGTTTTTGATTTAATGAATCTTAACCAACTATTATTGTATCATTAACAGTGCGGTCACGCAAGGGTATAAAAAAAGAGCTACCGTGAAGACTAATAAGAATCGGTAACTCCTTTTTCCATAACATCGTTGGATTATAAAATATTAAATTATAGAAAGTTCATTTATATTGTAACACATCTATGTTATTTTTCAATCTTTTTAAAAACCACTCTTGCATGGCTGTTATTTTTGTACCCATTTTTAACTAATTTATAACTAAGGAGTGATACAATGGCAACAGCTAAATTTAAAAAAGGGAAAGACGGTTACTATTCTACCAACGTGTGGGATGGTACATACAAGGATAACGGTAAAAAACGATACAAACACCTGCGGTCCAAAAAAAGCTCCAAGGATTTAGAAAGAATCGTAAAGGAGTTTGAACAACTAAGAGATCAACGACAAGCAATGGTTGACACCGATATACTATTTATTGACTATGCCAGACAGTGGAAAATCCTATATAAAGAGTCTAATCGTGCAAACAACACTAATAAAATGTACGACAATGTAATTAATGTCCATTTTGACAGCATTAAATACATTAAGCTACAAGATGTACAGCGAAGCGACTTACAATTGATTCTGAACGGTGCTAAAGGAAAACCACGGACACAACAACAAATAGTTATGACATTTAAGCAGGTCCTGCACTCTGCTGTTTGCGATCGCATTTATTCCGCACAATCATTTGCAGATATATTTGACAACTTTGAATCTATAAGTTACAAAGCAAAAGAAAAACGCCCATTGACACCAGACGAACAGAGAGCCGTTTTTAAGGCAGATTTTAATTTAATGGATAAAATATATGTCTTTATCATTTACGGCTGTGGATTGCGGTGTGGTGAAGCCTTAGCACTAACAGAATCAGACTTTAACCTAGAAGCACATACAGTATCTATCGACAAATCACACGACATATCAGACAACATACCAAAGAAAAAAACAGTAAAAAACATACAGAACGGAGAAAGAACGTTACCGTTACCAGATAACGTATTCGATACAATCTCTAGTTACATAAAACAACTTAGAAAAGATGGCAGGAAATACTTATTCATAAATCGTGATTACAAGCCTATGACAAAATCTGGTTTCCGCAGGATGTGGGGTAGAATCATAAAAGCAATGCAGGCGGTCAGCGAAAGTCCTATTGAGGATTTAACAAGCCACATCTTCCGCCACAATTACTGCACAAACTTATGCTACCAGTTCCCTAAGATTAGCATAAAGATGATTGCAAGGCTTGTAGGGGATTCTGAAAAGGTCGTTCTGGAAGTATATAATCATTTAATGTTAGAAAAAGAAGATAGCATATCCGCTGTAAATGATGCTTTAAATTTGGAACAAAAAGTGGAACAACCTATGGAACGAAAAATGGAACAACTAAATGAAATGGTATCTTAGATTTCTGGAATACGGATGGAACATGGAACACGGATGGAACAAATACTTCCCTAAACTTTAGATACTTTCGATTACTTTTAAGGGCGTGATTTTTAGATAGGTCATACCCTTAAAAACCGCATAAATACAAGAAAAGCACGGTATTTAGCCATTTAGAAACCGTGCTTTTTAAAGTGAGCGTGCGGGGATTCGAACCCCGGACAACTTGATTAAAAGTCAAGGAATCAAATCTATGTTAAACCGCATAAACTCTATTGTTCTCGATTTTGATTGGAACGAAAATGGAACATTCTCGCTTCAACGTTGTTTATAATATCATATCATTTTCGACATTGCAACTACTTTTTTCGATTTTTTTTCAAAGCTGTGCAAGTTTTCTTTCCTGCATATGTTCCAGACGTGTTCCATCCTAACTGTTTCCAGTATTTCTTCAAGGCTTGCGTTGTCTTTGCTCCCCAGATTCCGTCAATAGCTAATGGATGTTCGTTTGCGTATGTACAATTTGCGTTCAGTTTTTTCTGTAACCACTTGATTGCATTCTTGGAAGAGTTCTTTTTTACAACGCTGTATGATACTTTTACGTTATCATATTTAGGTCGTCCATATCCTGCAATACGGCTGTTACTCTTTGCGTAGGATTTCTTGCATACAGCACCACCGTTTGGTACAACGGCTGTTCCATTAGAGGTGTTGCCCTCGATCGTGAACACCATCTCGTCTGTGACTGCATACACAATCCCAGTGTGGCAGATTCTTTGAGAGTTTTTGAAGAAAATCTGATCTCCAATCCGTGGTGTTTTATGCCACTGGTCATTGTCTTTGAATTTTTGTGCTGATGTTGGAGTGTATGCACTAAAGCCATGTAATAGTTTTTTTGCTACATCCCTGCCGTATGCCTGCACCATACACCAATCCACGAACATGTCACACCAGTAGGCATCTGGTCCGTTAATGCCAAAGTATGCTCCGTACTTAGTGTAGTTGTTGCTACCTGCGTTTTTTGTCTTACTGTTTAGATTCTTCTTGCTTTTCTTCTCTAAGTATCCGACTTCTCCTTTGGCTACTGTAAGAAGTTTGTCTACCGTATTTGCCATATTAGTCCTCCTTATATTCGATTACCTCAGCAATATCCGTCTTGTTCTTTGCAAGCTCGCTATCCCCGATTCCCTTTGTCGTTGGGTCCACCAATACCCCGACAGCCACTAAGATATTAAGGATGATACCTACAAGCTGTGATACTTCATCCTGTGCGATTGGTGCTGTGATACCTAAGATTCCTAGAATCTGATAGATAAATGCAATTAAGGCAGAAGCCAATGCTACTAATGTTGCTTTATTCTTGAAACGTAATTTAAGATTCATAGTTGCTCCTTTCATTTGTTGAGTGCTTATATTAATATGTGATTGGAGATTTCTAGTCTTTAATCTCCGTAATTTATTTAATTCCGAAAACTCTGATATATTTAACACCATGATCAGCAGATAATTTTATAGTCGTAGCCGTATCGCTCGCATATATAAAAGAAACTATGGATATTGTACTGTCATTCGAACCATGAGCCACAAAACTATAGGATTTTCCTATTTTTTCGAAGATAATTCTTGGGACCGTTACAATGCTACGAATATCATCATAACTAACACCGAATGCAAATACAATAAATTTGTAATCGCTCAATTTTCGGCCGCCATAGTGGCTAATTGTTTGACTTACTGTTGAGACAGATGTCCCTACTATAATCGTATCGTAATCACTATTTAACGTAGAAATATCTGATTGTATTTTACTTATATCGTTTTCTATATTTCCAATCCCTAATTTAGTTTTTATCAGAGACACGATCGTTGACCACTTAACCTTACTGGCGGTACTCCCACCAGTAAGCATGTAATCATCATCTGATATTGTCTTTTTCTCTGTTAAATCTGAGATATGTACTAAAGGTATATTAATTGCCATAACATCACTCCTTAATTCAACTTGTTTTCTCTGACGTAGCTTCTGATAGCATCAATGTGCTTTTTAAGTTCTTTATCTACTACCCAGAAATTTTCTTTTTTATTCTGTGACAATGGTTCTCCTGTGTTATCGTCAATCTCATTGTATGTGTATGATACTCTGTCTCCACCGTCAATATTTAATACCATAAAACTACTCAACTGTTTCATTTAACATTTCCTCCTGTTCTTTAATTAAATCGCTGATTTCTTCCATGTATTCTTTCTCGTAGTCAATTACTTCTTCTTTCTCTGAGTTGTCGAATTTTTCAAGTCTTTCAAATTCGTAATCTCTCTGAATTGCTTTGATTTCCCACGAGAACTTAAGATTTTCAGTACCTTTTACAACAAAGTAACTATCGGTCTTTTCTTCTACCCATATATCGCCTTGCCCCTCTTTCTGCAAGAATACTTGGTACTCAACACCTATGTTTACTGTCTCTGAAAATATATCGTCAATGTCTATGTAACATTTTCCTGTATTATCAGTACATCCAGAACCTATATCCCCAAAATATGGGGTTGCTGTTTCGTAACAATACTGCTTTCTTGTATCGTAATTTTCTGTATCTATGATTCTGTTTTTTGTTCCTGCAACAGACAAACTTCCGCCAATAGTAACTGGCTGATAAAAACTTGATTTTTCTTTTCCAAAATGAAATTTATATTTACTTACCGACCCAAGATAAAGTGATTCATCCGTCATATGCATTGTTATGTCTGTCTGTACTGTAATTGGTCCACTGCTGTTATTTTTTAATACAATCTCATCTGGGGACAAAATCGCACATGCACCAGTTCCATCCTTGTTTTCAGATAAATATATACCACCGAACACGTCTGGTGTTATACACACATATGATATTGGCTTTTCTCCCATGCCTGATATATAATGCGTTACGACTATCCCTTTCGTGTTTATGTCAACAATATCATTGTCATTTGCATCATAAACGTGCATTTGTCCATTACCGTACGTGTTTGCTTTTCCACCAAGATTTAATGTTCCACCTCTAGCATAAGTAAAGTTGATATACAACTTACCGTCAGACCCACGATAAATACCTTGCCATGCTCCGTCGTTGGTCAGCAGATTGAATATATCTTCGTGAGTCAGTGCATCTACGTCAATGGCTACTGGAATTGTCTCAATATCCAACACCTGTGAAAATCCACCTGCGGCATACATCGTACATCTCAATGCTGTAAGATTTCTTGAGATACCGATACCACTTGAACCGCTTGCTGTGATACCACTTGAACCACTCGCTAGTACAGAGTACAGTGCGTGTGTAATGTCCGTTTCATCTGAAGATGAAGTATAAACGGTCGTGTATGTATCTCCGTCTGTTGTTTCTTCAATTTTGAATCTACATTTATAGGCTGTACGTGCTGTTGCTGTACCGTCACGGTAATAACCAGACAATGTAATATAGTTAGGCACGATCGTGTTATCTGCGGACATTTTCACAATGCTTGACGATGTTTCCATGAAATACGTTCTTCCTGCACTTCCTTGATTGCCCTTTTCTCCCTTTTCTCCTTGTGGTCCCTGTGGACCAGTAGCACCTGTTTCTCCCTTGGCACCCTGTTCTCCTTTAGCTCCCATTTTACCGATGGAATATGTTGTGCTTGTAGTATTGTCAGAGTACGTATATATGGTTCTTGTCCACAGATACTGATTTTCTGCAACGTTTGGTGGTGTTTTGCTCCATGTTCCTGTTGGTGCTACCGTTCCGCTGTTGGATGCTTGATAAGTCGTTTCAGAACTCGTGATACTTCTACCGCTTGCTCCTGTCTCTCCCTTATCTCCTTTAGCACCTGTTTCTCCGGGGATACCACCCTTTAATTTAGCAATATCAAATCGTTTTGTAACAGAATATGTATTAAGGTAATTCGCTGTAATATCTACCCATCCAACATCTGTTGTTAATGCTGTCACAGTGTAGGTATGTGTTGAATTGTTCCAAGAACCTACAACACCGCCTGACTTCTGCACACTATAAGTGCAGTCGTTGGATATGTCTGTGTGTCCATATAATACTTGTGCTGTCGTGTGGCACTCTGGAAATGATGTGTACTCTCCCTTATAATCTGTCGTGATTGCTTGATAATCGTTGTCTAGATTGATAATCATTGCACGAGATTTTCTTGCTTCTTCCAGTGCCTTGTTAGCAGTCTCATCATCTGTGTATTTATTACGTTTCTGCCAGTCAGTTTCCACATAACTTGCACCATCCGCTCTTGCTACAACGCATGTAAGAATATCTCCGTTCTGACCTTGATTCCACATATCTCCTGTGTCATATGGTGGTGTAGGCTGTGTTAAGAATACACGACACTTACTATTAGCCGTAGACTGTGCAAAAGATGCTGTCTGCAATGCTTTTGTAACGTCTGTATCTTGCACTAACTGCCACTTCCATGTATCGCCATCTTTGAAAAATCTGTAAGCATAACCTTTAGATTTCCAATAAAACAAGTCTCCCTCATGCTTCTTTTTATCATCTTCTGTTGTCCAGTCAGAAGCAGGAATATTGTTTAACTTTGGCTCATAGTCGTAGTAGAATGTCTCAATCTGTCCGTCTATCTGGTTCTGTAGATTAGCTACACTTTTGGTAATTGTTTCTGCAAAATCTGATACCTTACCATCGGCATAGTTTTTAGATTCTTTCACTGCATCACTGATTGCTTCTGGTGCCGATTTACCACCGATTGTGACGTTATCTCCAGAAATCTTTACAGTACCAGTCTCCATGTCTGCATAGAAGATAATGTTTCCAGATTTATCTTTGACTTTTAATGTACCAGTATTGATATAATCTGCATTGATTCCCTCTACGTATAGCAATCTTGTTATCATTTCGCCTGTGATTGTAAAACCATATGGATAATTTTTACCGCCATCCGTAGAAAAGCCGATTACATCTGATGTTAACTTAATAACATTTCTTGATTCAGCAAGTGACCTCTTATCATGCAGATAATAAATACTAGAACCGTCTTGTTGCTTTTCCTCTGTTGAATACAAACCGCTACCGCTTTTAAGTGTTTCATTCAGTTTTTTAATCGCATTTTCACGATTTGTCTTTTCACGTTCAGCTAATTCTTTCCCTTGAATCAGTGCTTTTTGTTCGCTTGACGTGTAATTGCTTTGATTTCTCATTGGAGATTCTGCACTGTTTTGTAGTGTTGTATACCCAAAGAATACAAAGTTTACATCTGTTAATACTGAATAGAAGCTTTTCCCTTTCCAGTCCGTGACCTTTATCTTGTCCATAAACTCAGCGATTGGATAAGATATATAGTCCATCGTAAAAGCTCTAAAAGTCACATTTTCAAACTTTTCATAAATCCACGAAATAAGTGTCTCTTCATGCCCTGTTACAAGTGGGTTCTCTACAGATAAAACATAACCATCTTTACCAACTTGTACCGTTTTTTCTGTGTCACTTGTATTGCCATCATCATCGGTTGTAGTAACCTTTTGTGTCATTCGTACGCCTGTTACCTGCACATCGTTCGTATCACTTGTCAGATTATTGTAATCAACCAATTTATGAATATTCTCACTATCATAATCAAAATCATAGGTCATTATCTGTAATCGCCCTGTGCGGTCAATTCTTGCATTTCCGCAGGCAATCATTGCAATAAATCCTATAATCTGTCGGTGTGTATACTCACTAGATGGCATGGTTGGTATCTGGAAATCGTTATGTAAAAAGTTACTATTTCCAATCAAGATACCGCAGGTATCACAGCTATCAATTAACACACTCTTTGCTGTCGCAGGGAATGTCAACGATGTGCTGTATGACTTATCAGCCTTGTACATATCATCATGTCCAACAATCGTAACTACATTTCCGTATGTTTCTGGCTGTGTAACAGTAAATGTACCGTATTCAATTTTTTCGGTTGTAGATGATAATTCAAACGTAAGATACAATCGGATTTTTGCTCCGAAGAAATCATAATTAGACAAGTGATCATCGTCATTCATAATTTCTAATTGTACATTACGGCTGAGTGCAACACCTAAAGGAATGGTGTTAGCACCTGCCGCATCGACCAGACTATTATTATCTATTGAAAAATCATCTTCTCCTAATGGCAGTACAGTTCCATTCGCAAGCGTTACTTCTGCATTGCATTTAAAATTTTGTCGTTCTGTCATTAGCTGTTTAAATTCATCACTTACATTTATCATATCGGGTTAACCCCCTGCATATTGAAAGATATACTTGATACTTTTTCATGGTTATTTTTAAGTGTTTTTATCTTAATGTCCGATACCTGTCCGACATAAAACTTTGCTGTTCTCCACTCTCCGTAAAATACAGAAAAATAATGTAAATCAAAAGATTTACCACGTGCCACCATTTCTAATATTTCCGTAACCTTAGACATTGGCACATCCGATGCACTGTATGTAAATCGCTCTACTGTGAACATCGGGGTAAACTTTCCTTTACCAGACTGTGCCCTCGTGCTACCTTGCGTATAGGTAGTTTCAAAAGCTACGGCTGTGTCTGAATCTGGTTGCCAGACTTTTTTATTATTGATTTTTATATAATCCTGTGCCATTTTTTACTCCTTTCTACGCAAGGCTGAATGGATTTCTACCATTACTCATTTGTCTTAGTTTTGCTTCTTCGATAAATTCATCAAACAACGTCCTGCGGTTAATCTGTGCTGTGAAATGATAATCCCCACCATTGTTACCGCTGTTGTCTGATTCTAAGGACTTCGTAACAGATAATAGCTGTTCAAGTAAATTAAGTACGTCATTATTGTTACTGTTTGTGCTGTTCTGCTTTTGTGCGATCACTGCGGATGCTTTCGCAGGTATTATCTTACCTGTAGCAATCTCTGGTGTTCTGAACGGTACATTTGCCAACTGTTCAGACTGATTCATAAGGGTTTTGAGTGTATCTGGAAAAGCTTTTTCCAAACCTACTGTAATACCGGCAGGAATCATCTTACCTATCGTATCTCTCATAAGTCTTGATGGAGAATGGATTCCAAAGAAATCTTTCACACCCTCCCACGCCTTTTGTGCAAGACCTGTCATTTTATCAACCAAAATCCATGCAAAATCTCCAACACCTTTTGCAATACCTTTTACTACATTCATTCCAACGCTGCCCCAATCGACATTTTTAAATGTAGTTTTCATATCCCTTATCGCAGATGTAGCTTTTTTTGATAATTCTTTAGGAAGATTTTTAACCGCTTCTATGATATTGGTCAATATTTTCCCTGCCGTTGTTTTTAATCCGGATAATTTTCCAGTAATTCCGTTCCCCATCTCCTTAAGTCCATTCTCTCCAAGTCCTTTAAGTTTAGATGGCAAATTCTTTATCGCATTAAGCAACCCATTATATGTATTTGTCATAGCTTCAACTGCTGTACTTTTTGCAGCTACAATACCGTTTTTAATACCTGTAATTAAACTTTTACCAAGTGATAACCAGTTATACGCTGTAAATACATTAACCATAGCTACTATAATTTGTGGAATACTCGCAATAAGAGTAGGGATTGCTTGAATCAATCCTTTAATCAATATCCCAATAAGTTGTATGCCTGCCATCAATATTTTAGGTGCATTGTCATTGATTGTATTTGCAATATTGCTAACAATCTGTGGAACATTTTTGATTATGTCTGGAAGTGAATTAGCAATACCTTTTGCAAGATTCAACATAAGATTTAGACCAGAATCTACTAATTTTCCTGCATTTCTTCTTAAGTTTGCAGTAAAACTCGTCAATGCTGATAATCCCTTACTAATAAACTGCTGTGTCCCATTTGTAATACCTTTTGCCAAGTTATCCATAAAAGACACACCAAGCTGTGTTAATGCCGTGATTGCTTTTCCTGCAACAGATATTGCACTAACAAATATTCCAACCCAATCAATAGATGTTAATAATGTTGCTAATTTTGTGCCAAGCTGTGACCAGTTTGTTGTAGTAAGTGCATTATCTAATGTTGTTAATATTCCTAATGCTAATCCAGATAAGCTTGTACCAATAGACTTAACATCTATCTGGTTGATCGCACCATTCAAAAATCCACCTATTGACGTTCCTATTTTTGCCCAGTTAAGAGTATTTACAGCTCCCTCTAACATTTGAAACGGAACATTTATTTTATTCGCAAACAACCGCCCAACATTATTCCAATTCACTTCATTGAATAAGCCGTTGATACCTGTTGCAATTTTTGAACCAAGATTTTTCCAATTGATTCCCTCTATCAACAGATTCAGTGTGTTGACAATTGTATTAATACCTGCACCTACAGTACGTCCCATTAAATCCCAGTCTATGTGATCAACAAGACTATTGAATGTCCGTGTAAATGCGTTCACAAAATATGTAATCTTCGGACCTACATTATTCCAATTGATAGCATCATAGATTTTTTGCAATCCTTTATTGATGCCAGATGCAATGTAAGTTCCAAGTCCCTCCCAGTCCTCTTTTTTTATGAGGTTCTTAATCTTCTTAGCAATGTCCGCAATAGAAGATTCAATAGGAACTTTCTCAAACATATCTCCAATTGATGGTCCCGTGTATCCGCCACCACCTCCGCCACCTGTTGATGGCGTTGAGTTTGAACTAGGTGTATTGTCTTTTTCTTTCTGATACTGTCTGATTTCGTCCAGACCAGAAAGATATGTCTGCATCTCTTTATTTGCTTTTTTTGTTGCATTTGCGTTTTTCTTTGTAGACTTCGCTGCACTATTAGAACTCTTAGAAGTCTTTTGCAACGATGCAGCATAATCTTCTTGTACAGCTTTTGCTTTTGTAAAAGATTTCTGTCCTGTCAGTGCTGCTATGAACATACCTACATAAGTAATCGCTCTTGACAGCATATTTATAAATGCCGTTAATATAGGTGCTACTACAGACAGTATTGGTGCAAATGCTGTTGCTAAACTGTTCTGTAGCTGTGTTAATGCCGACATCATAGAAGATATCGAAGCATTAGTAGCAGACGAATATTGAGCAAGGTTATTTATACCTGTCATGATTCCACTATTTACTTTAGAAATCATACCAAAAACAGTAGAATATAAGATACTCATTCCAACCATTCGACCGATTGAAAATCTTGCATTGTTAGCACTGTTTGTAGTGCTTGTGAAGTTCTGTGCCAGTCCTGCAAGACGTTTTCCAAGTCCAGATACTACTCCACCCATTCTGCTAAAAATAGATGAAATACCGCCTGTTTTAGTCTTAGCACTGTCCGCTGACTGACTAACATTCTTGAATGATGAACCGAGCCTACTATTTGTGTTAACAAGTCCTTTTTCTTTTGCATCTGTCTGTGTTATTTCTTTGTTTAAGGCATCCAAAGCTTTTTGACTTGCACTAGATGCCGTGGCAGAATATGCACAAGTCATAGGGGCTGTCTTGATCGCAGGTGTTTGTACTGCTCCCCCACCGCTTTCTAACTGCCGTTTCTTAGCAAGTAATGAATCATACTGCCGACCAAGCTTCTCTGCCGCACTCTCTAATGCCATAAAAGCAGGAGATGAAGTAACACTCTGATTCCTTGCGAACAACTCTTGCTGAGTCTGTGCAACTTGATTAAACTGTGATTCTACCTGCTGTAGTGTCTGCTCAAGAATCTGATAAGCTGTAGTGTTGATAGGGCTGTCACTTATCTTTTGTTGTGCCTGTACTGTCTGCTCCAAGCTGTTATTTAACAGTTCTACCTTTGTTTCTGTGCCTGTGATCTCTGCATTAAGTTTAGCTAATGCGTTAGCACTTTCCTCACTTGCCAGACCTGTTCCACCTGTCAGCTTTCCAGTCTTAGGCAGTCCAGTGTTTCCTGCTGTAGATGTTTCCAACTGCTTCTTTTTTGCAATCAACTGTTCATATTGCTGATCTAGTTTAGAAGCGGCACTCTCCATTGCTTGAAACGCAGGAGAAGCTGTAGCACTCTGATTTCTGTTAAATATATCCATCTGTGCTTTTTCTAACTCTGCAAACTTCTGTCCTGTACTTTCTATAGCTTTATCTAACGTATCTAGTGCGTTAGATTTAATATCTATGCTTTCTAGCTTCTTTTCTGCCTGTGCGGTCTTTTCCAGTTCATCAGCCACAGTCTTTGCTTTTTCTTCGAAAACATCCATACCTTTTGTATCTGGTGCTTTTATACCGCCACTCATGGCTTTTTCCATTGATTTTCCAATGGTTTTTACTTGATTGGATAAACGTTTTAAAAGGGATGCAATTTCTTTCACACTTGCTTTTGCTTCGGTTGTATCAATCTCTGTTTTGATATAAATACTTCCATCCGCTTTTTGTGTAGCCATTTAATCACGCCCCTTTCCCATTCAGTAAATCGTTCAAACGTTTCTGTTCTTCTAATTCCTCTTCGGAATATTTAACATCTAGGTCAATAAGCGTTTTATTTTCTTTGTAGAACTCTCTTTCCCAGTCTTCCAGTTTCTTTCTTTTAGCTTTCTTCATGCGAACACTAAGAATCTGCGAAAACAAAGACTCTCCAATTTCCATGTAAGCTCCTAAAAAAGTCCACCAATGTAAATACTGCATAGCTCGTATTTCTTTTCCAAGTACACGGTTAACAGATGGAATGATAACTGGTGCATCATGTTCCCAATCCATCACATGAGGTTGTTTCTTCCCATCATCTTTGATACCCATGTCAATAAATTCGATGGCTTTTTCAATAGCTTCTTCATAGTCTTGTGGTGGCATATTTCCAAAATCAACGTATAAAATGGTAAGGCAAACAATCCACTTTTCATCGTTCTCAAAGTCTGGGTCATTAAATATTTTTAAAATGTCCAGAACTGCACGAAAATCTGTGCGTATTTCATAATCTATGCCACCAACTACTATGGATGTAGGAAGTTCCCAAACTTCCATTATTTGTGATATTTAGACGTTGCCCTTTTAATTTTCGCCTGTTTCTTCTTAATTCTCTGGTCTGTTACCTGCTCAATAATATCTGCGATCTCCACGATGATGTTCTCGATGAAGAAATCTCCGCTTTCTGTAAGAGTTAGTGGATTGCAAATAGCAAATACAGACTTAGAAGCTTTAGAGTTAAGCAAGTAATCAATCTGCCCCTCTAATTTGTCAGACAGCTCTAAGATATCCTGCTCTGTAGCATCCTCTGGAAGTTCCATCTTTTCCAAATTAGCAACAACTTCTTCGTATCTTCTTACGATATTTAAATCAACTGGGTTGAATGGGAATCTTCCGATTTCCTCATCATCTTCGTTTGTTAAAATTACATTTAATGCCCCAGTTTTGACTTTTCGTCTAAGTTCTTCCATATCCTGCACTCCTTGTTATGATAAAACTGCTTTGCTGTTGTCTTTTAAGTCCTGTGTAGCACTTTCTGAAAATGTTCCGGATGTTACGTTGTAAGTACCTTTTCTGCGATTTCCTGCGTAGTTAACTGTAAATGGGATCTGGTAACCACTTGTGTCTCCACCGTAGGATGTTGGAACAATATAACAATCTTCTGCGTATGCTTCATAAGCTCCGCTTGATGCTTCTTTCCATAGGTGTACTTCTACTGCGGTAGTTTTCAGATTATCGTCTTTGTAACGATTATCAATAATCTCCTGCAACTTCTGGCTTAATGTGCTGTCAGCTTCTGCGTAATAAGGGTCGGCTTCTGAAGAAACCTCATATCCATTGTGTTTGAATGTAGATTCTCCGATAATATTTTTACTTGTTTCTGTATCTGGATTAAGTTCGATATTGTACTCTTCTAAGTCTTTTCCAAGACGTTCATAGGATGGTGTTTTACCACCGCACAAAGAGCCTGCATCTAAGAAATGAGCCATATACTTACGGTCAATTTTACCTGTTGTAACTGCCATTATGATTCTCCTTTATCTTTTCAAGGTCAGTGATCTACATCCTGTCGTAGACCAGTTAATAGTTAATTTATCTATCAAAGTCGTTTTGATATCGGGCAGAAATATTGATAGCCCAATTCTCAGACTTGTTTTCGTTTATACTGTCCAAATATGCAGGTGTCTGTCTGTCAATCGTTAAAAACTTTCGATTGCCTGTCAGCACTGGATATTCTTCTAGTTTATATGTGTTGTTTTTAATTGTGATTGTTTGCTTTTCTAACCATTTACCAAGGTTATCCAACCACTCTTTAATTTCTGCTTTCCTCTTTGGTTTTGTACCGCTTGCACGATATATCACGCAAAACGGATACAGACATACCTGTGTGACGTGTCCTGTGATACTCTCTTTTTCTGATTCAATCACTGCACCGCTTACTGGGAACATTGCTTTTCCGCTTGCAGCATCTAATGTGGAAAATGCAATTTCGTCTCCCTCTCTTAATTCTGGGAATTGATTTACCAGTTCTTGCAATGCTGTTGTGATCACGTCAAAACCATCAATGTCGTACTTGACTGGTTTCTTTTCTTCTGCCATCAACTTCCTCCTGCCTGCTTCTTAACATGAGTAACCCATGCTTTGCCGTGATTCTTCTTTGCTGTTTCAAACCATTTTGGAGTTGCTTTTGGATTGGAATAGGACAGGTCTTCTTTTGCATTAGTATGTCCTGCAAATTCAGTGACTAATACTTTCTTAGCACCTTTTCTCGCCCATGGAGAACCTGTTAGTTCGTCAACCATACCTTTACCATAGTACAAGAAACGTCCCATCGGTCCAGTACCTGCACAAACAAGTCCTGTTCCTGCTAAAGAAGCACTTCTCGCCCTTGTAGTATTAATAAATGTACCTGTTTCGTGTGGCATATATGGGACCATATCAGTCATAACTTGACTATCTAACCAATATTGAGCACTTTGTATTTGTTCATCGAATCTCGCCAGACTGATATTAGCTCTCAAGTTCTGTGTATTCACATTAACATTTCCTAATTTCTTCTTAGCCATATAACCACCTACTTAGCCATTACTTCAAAATGCTGGATTATGTCGTAAAAGGCACTTCCAGTTATTGCAAAGACATAATCATACTTAAGTTTCATTTCTTCATAGAATCCGTCAATATAATCATCCTCTGCAATCGGTTCTTCATTCTCCCATTCGCCAACGATAAAGAAATCAAAACTATTCGCCTTAGAACTAAATGTAAGTGCTTCTGACAGCTTATCATTCGTCTGTTTACACCATTCTTTAGGTGGTAGCCATAATTTACTACCTACCATCTTTTGACCGCTTTTTAGGCTATACTGCACGTTTAATACAGCATTGTCCTGTGAGTCAGAACCGTACTTTGCAACGATGCTTGCTTTATCCATGTTTAGGTTCGTATTATGCAAAATAGAAGGATACCATGTATCTCCTAATTTACTTTCATACCTATTAAAAAGTGTGATTGTATCGTTATACATTGTATCCCCCTGTCTATAATGCCCCTACTTTTTTAAAAGCTTTGAAAATCTTTTTAGACTGTAAAGCAAACCAGTCAATCATTTCTTCATTTTTTGCCCAACAATCTACGTTGCAAGACTGCCCATCTAAACCACTTTCATATAAGAAAGCGTGCATAATCTCATGCCTAAGCACACTTTTTTGAACCGATTCAATGTTATCCACAGAATCAACACTTTTTTCAAAAATTGCAACGACTATTGTTTTATTTGAATAATCGCAATAACCAGACAATTCTTGTAGTTTTTCATCTTCATTCTCATGTCTGAATCTGATTTTATATGTAGTTCCTAAAACATTTACTTTACAATCTTTCATAAATACTCCGTTGGGTACATTCCCATATACAGTAGACTTACTCCGTTGGCATCTGTGACACCCGATAAGTAGTCTCTTATTGTGTCAGAGTATAACTGCTTTTGTGCTTCCTTATCCGCTAGACACTTATCTATCAATGTAGCCGTACCTGCGTTACTGGAAGTCACATAGCTTATACTCTCGTTTCCTGCACTCTTAGATGCTACCTGCTTACTCATCACAGTTCCATCTTCTAATGTGATATAACCCTGTGATGCTTCAACTCTCGTTTCTGCCTGTTCAATCTTATATGTGATTGACAGAAGTTCGCAAACACATCTTTTAACTGCTTCTGCATCATCTTCATCTGTTGGAAAAGCAATCTTAAGTTTCTTCACATTGTCAACACCAGTCGTGGCATTATCTATCTTCTTGCAAGAATCCCAGACCAGACGATTAAAGTCTGCTTCTGGGATTGCTTTCTCTCCAAAAAGGGTTTTGTAATATTCATAGTCAATGTACGCCATGAAATCACACTCCTTTTTATCCGTTGGATTTAATAACACCCATACGGATATTCTTCTGGTTAAATGCTAAAGACCAGTTTGCTTTAGCTCCTAACTCTGCATTTGTAGGAGACTCTTTTGCAATCTTGTTAGCATTAATAGAAAATCCGTTAGGATGTAATACATAACCCTGTTTTGTATACAGCTTTTCAATACCGGCAGATGTTTCTGGGTCATAGTTTGTATAATAAGGATTTTCATAGTTTGTCTTATCACAAGTCAATACTGAACCTGTACCAAGCATATAAGTTTTGTATACTGGGTTTGTTCCTGTTGTATCAACTGTAAATCTGTCTGTTACCAGCGGGATAAATCCACCGATTGTAGGAAGATTTACTTCTCTTTCTACTGCGTTAGCAATAGTGTATTTGTTGTAATCAACAAGTCCCATTGCTTTGTATTTTGCGTAGATGTAAGAGTTTAATACAAGTAACCCCATCTTGTCAGCGGAATCTCCTAAAGCTTTCTGCTGTGCGAAGATAAGTGTTGTATCATCAATTTTGTTTGCATCTCCTACAGTGCCCTCGCCAGTTAAAGATAAGTCTGTAATATGGTTTTCCATACCAGACAGGCTTAAAACTGCATCAACTATAGTCATTAAGTCACGTGTTCTTACCTGCTTATAGAAATCTGCAACAGAGTTTGCAACATGAGTCATAGGGTCTGCACCTGTTAACTCTTTTGTAAAGTCTTTGGATTTCCAAGCTTTCATTCTCTGGATTAACATGCAAGTCTGTTTCTTTCCTGTAATTTCAACAGGTGTATTATCTGTTTCTCCATCGTTGTTTAAAGCTTGTGAGTCCTGTTCATCAATCGGTGTATAGAATGGAATTGTTGCGACATTTCCTTTTTCTCCGATTAAGTCCATGATTGTATTGTCCTGTGCTAATACACCAGATGCAATAATCGCATCATTCCATGTTGGGTTTTCTGTCATATAACGAGAAAATTCTTCTGGGTCAAAATAAAAACCGCCAAATAATCCTGTTCTTGGCATAAAAAAAGTCCTTTCTACCCTAAATAAGAATAGATAAGGACTTTTATTTGTCCCATCTACCTACAACTATTAAGGGATTTTTAGGTTAGCGGCTCACTTCCATATTGTGAGTCGGTATTATCTATCTGTCATTTAATAAGGTTGCATAGTAGTCTGGGTCCTCTGCCTTAAGCTTCATTCTTTCGTCTAAAGACATTTCCCTTAACTTCTGTGTTCCCTTTTTCTGCTCTCCGCTGTTGAACTTAGTTGTAAAGCTTGGGATTTTAACATCTGGTACTTTCTTTTCATCAACCAAGATGTTCTCAATTGGTTTCCCATCTTTAGTAGTAAGTTCTTTAAATACATCTTCTGCATTTTTCCCATTCTCTTCTTTTAATTTTTGAATCATCTGGGAACGGATAGAGTCTTCTGTGATTGCATTTACAAATTTTTTATCAGATAAGAAATCTTTTACCTTGTCTCTTAATTCTGTCTGCTTAGCTTCTTTTGCTCTTGCTTCTTTTTCGTCTGCAAGTTCCTGTGTTAACGTTGTAATCTTAGTCTTAAGACCGTCAACATCTTCTTTCTCTAATTCGGCTAATCTGGTCTGTACATCGTCTAAAGATGTTTTGTATTCATCTTTTTTCTCTACCTGTTTATTGTAGTCAGCTACAGTCTTGTAGTTTTCAGACATTTTCTTTTTTAAATCCGCTTTTTTATTTTCTGGGATTTCGATTCCTAAATCTTCTAAAATCTTTTCGTAATTCTGCATATATATCCTCCTACGATATTTGTATACCGCTCGTCTGCGGTAATGGATTAAGGCTTATAAACCTAAGCCAAGGTAAAAGAAATGTGGGGACTTGAACCCCACTCGAGCCTCGAACTCTTTTCCTGTTGTCATGTAACCAAAAACGCTTAAAAAACTCTGTACTTACAAGGAGGCTGTGGCAGATCTGCATAATTACCACATATTTATTGTAAACCCTAAAATATGCCGTTTCAATACCCTCTTTTTTTACATTTCCGCAAGTTTCTTTATCTGTCGCTGTATCTCTTTTCTCTCGTCCATAAAGTCAGAATCAATAACCATAGAAGAGAGCATATCATACACTTCCACCATCAATCTACCGACCGATTCCATAAGCTTATCACGGTGTCCTTGATCTCCGTTTTCTTTGTATGCCATTTTAGCACTTAAGTAGTTGTTATACAATGCATCTATGTTTTTATCATACTTGCCATTGCTGTACTTCTTAATAAGATTCTCTCCTGCATCCATGACGGTTTCCGCTATGTCTCCATGCTCCATCTTTTCCAGATTGCATAATGTTGTTGTAATCTTATACATTGCATCAAGATTAGATGTTGTGAGCTGTTTTAATGCTGAGTTTTTTTCTCTTTCTAGCTGTTCTTCCAGAACATGTTTGATTTCACTCATAATTTGACCCCCTTAAGCTTCTTTTTGTATTTCTCATGTATGCAGTCCTGTGTCTCTGTAATATACACCATGTCGTATCCTACAGAGATTAGATCAGTAACCATCTTTTCAACCGTTTCTAGCTCTTTAGATACGTCTTTTACCAGACATTCTACAAATAGTGCATCCGATACGTTTCCGTTCGTTCTAAGTTGCTGTGCGTACTTCTCATAGGCTTCTTTTGTCTCTTTCTCCCAGTTGTGATACTCTATAAAGCCATCCTCTACGGCTTTCTGCTTTGTAGATTTTCCGATACTTAGTCTACTGGCTGCATACCAAGAGTCGGGAATCACTTTTATAGTACCTCTAAAAGAATCTTTTAAAAGCTTGCCGTGATGATCTACAAAATACTTGCATACTTTACGTCTCTCCAAGCTTTCTGTAAGAAACTGGTATTCATGTAATCTTTTGTAGCCTTTCAAACCTAAAAAGTTGAAATAGTCTGCCATTTGACCGTGTATCATCATAGCCGCTACATATCTTTTGTTGATCTCGTCAAAGATATCTTCTGTTTTTGTTACTTCAAGATTGTTTGTAAATTCAATCATGATCGCACCTCCTTAAGAGATACGCTTTATAATAATATTCGCATCTTTTACTATTGCCGCTGTTGTTCCTACATTTCCGATGCTTACAATTAAGCTACCGCCAGATGGTACAGTTACAACCGTTGTTGCTCCCACGTTCTGAAATGTGTTCGCTGTAACTACTGTATAGTCCATTTCTGTTCCACCAATAGCTTCTCCGTTAAGCTCTACAGCAAGTGCCGTTGCTCCTGTTGTACTAGCGGATACATTTCCGTTAAATTCTACCTCTACAGTCATAGGGCAGTTTGATCTATTCGTTAACGTAAACAGACCAGACCCCTCTACATGATTCAGCCACCCATAATTACAAGTACAACGTCTGCTACTATATCGTGTATTCGTAAATAGTACGTTTGCACCACTGTTTACATTCTGCTGTTCTACATTTACCGCATTTAACATAATTTTCCCTCCTAAACAAAAATAGGATGCCGAACCCGACACCCTATCGTCAATATATTGCTAGTCTACTTAGTAGATATGGATTCTCCAACAAGCTTTTAATTATTTACACATTTGTACTTCCACAGTTGCAACCGCCGTATGCATACCCATTATAGGATACATAAGGACTTGTTGTAATGTATGCAGGAGATGGAAATGGTCTAACGGCATCCACAATATTCTTAGTCTGTGATACCTGCGAAATATGGAAGTTAGATAACTGTAAGTCTCTATCTCTGTCCGCAAGTTTATCTCTAAGATTCTGGATTGTGTTGTCCTGCATCAACTGACGTGTAGCCTGTCCGTCTGCGAGGATTGTTTCCTTAATATCACAGCAACACTGTGCCAGCTGTGCCTGCATATTCTGAGCCATTAAAGCCGCATCATAGCGGTTCTGTAACACTTCTTTCTGTGTTTCACAGCAACAAGCCTGCTGTTGTGCCTGCATCTGCTGTAATCCTAACTGTGTTGTGTATCTGCTTTCTAATACGTCTCTCTGTGTCTGACAAGCTGTATTAGATACGTTCTGGTTCGTATTGAAAATATCTCTCTTTACAAACTCATCGGATAAGAAAGCGTTTTCGCCTGCGATCGTTGAGGTATCGTTATTTCTTCCCCATCCGTTACCACAGAAAAGGAAAGCAATTAAAATAATCCAAATCCACCAACCACCGTTGCCGAAGCCGTTATCATATCCGTCATTTCTTGTCACTGCCGCTACATCTGCCGCAGTGAGTCCCATTGCTTCATTCATTGTTGTTGTCCTCCATAATTTATTTACTAAGCTGTGCACCGCTTAATATCTATTTGTTCACTTTGTCCACAATATCCTGTGGATTCATGCCCTGCTGTTGGCATAGGCTATTAAACACTTCTTGTGGGTTCTTTCCCTTGCACATTTCCATTGCCTGCTTGATCGCAGGGTTTATCTGTGCCATGCTCTCAACCATAGACTGCGGATTGTTAGACCCTCTTACCATTCCCATTACCTGCTGTACCATCTGCATAGGATTGTTGTTTCCCATCATACCGCCTATCATGTTCATTAAAGGATTACTCATTGCTTAACTCTCCTTTCTCTGGTTGCTCTCCTAGCTTTGCTAGAAGTTCTTCAAACTCTGTTCTTGTAACATATCTATTATCATAGTTATTCTGTTTTTGGACTGTCTGCGTGGCTTCTGGTGGTATCTCTTCAAACCTAAACACCTTAAAAGTTGCACTGCCCATGCCGTCTACGCTCTTTACATAAAAGAAAGGTGCGTTGTTATCCATCATCCATGCCGTAGCCCCCGGTTGTACAATCTGATTCTTTGCTCCATCTATACCTGCGACTTGTATCCAGTTAACATTCTGCGTTGGTACTGGATTTACTGGCTCTGGCATTGGTTTATTGTACTGCTGTTGCATTTGCTGTAATTGATTTAGCCTATCTTGCAATTGCATCGTGTCTTGATACATCGGTGCATAAGGATTATAGTTATATCCGTTCACTCTTCCACCTCCCTTTTATGTGTAAATTATCGCATTAAAAAAGAGACTCTAACAGGTCGTTAAAGTCTCACAAAAGTATCATATTAAATTAAAAAATTAGCACCATGATAGGGGCCATGGTGCTTGAAAATAAGGATAAGATTGAGGAACACCAATTGATGAAAAAAGGTGTCGTTGAAAAATAAAAATTAAACCAACATTTGGGGAAATCAAAATGTATTTCTCACGCTCACGATATTGTGAGCGAATGGAAGCAACAGGACTCGAACCTGTGACAGGTCGGTTATGAGCCGACTACTCTGACCAACTGAGTTATACTTCCACGGACTCCATTAGGAATCCACCGTACTATATTACATAAACAAAAATTAAAAAAAGGATTAAAGTATTATAACATGAAAAAAGTATCTCCGAAACAAACAACTATCATTTAAAACTAAAAAGGAAATCTTATAATTATTTATTCAATAACTTATTACTTGTTACATTTATATTGTATCATGGATTTTTGCCTTTTCAATACCCTCTTTTTTTTACTCTGCGATTCTCCATTTATTAGACAATATATTGCTGATCGTGTATTCAACCATCTGTGTATCCCTAATATCTAATAAGTCTCCTTTTTCTCCGTTGTCCTTGTCTCTGCACTGCATCATGATAGTTTCTTTTTCTACATCCCAATACCAGTACCCACCCCACGATGGAAGTTTTACTTTACACCCTGCTTTCATTCTTTTAAATGCTTCTGCAAACGACATGCCGACGTCTTCCACTACAAGTTGTACTCTATAGCCGTCCTTGTGTACGATTCCATCTTTTCCATCTGTAATAGATGCAATCAGTTCCCCATCTTTTGTGATATTTAGCTCTTTAAAATTTATACCGTCAATTACCATTCTGTTCTCCTTAACATACTCTAATAATCTTGTTATTAACTCTTCTGCTGATTCTCTTTGCTGTAGACAGACTTACATTCATAAGCTCTGCACATTTCTCTAGTGGTATATTCTTTGCCCGATACTCGAACAATGTTCTTTCAACATCTGTGAAGTTGCAATACGTACGGAACATATTTAGTTCGGGTACGGTAAAATCATACACTTTCAAAAGCAAACACCTCACTGTTTGTCGTGTGTTGTCAACGCATTTATCAGATCGTCTCTGGTTTTTTTTAGACCCTCAATGTTGTTTCCTGTTATCTTATTCTCGATCAAATTAAACATGCTTTTCATAACTAGGTTCATATCATTACGTTGATTATTAATAGCACTGTAGTCACTATTTAGCTTTTGCTTAATTTCTTTAATATCTGTCTCTATATGATCTATTCGATGTTTCAAATCGTCCGTAGGCTTCTTGTAATGCTTATAGGCAGTATATAAGACTCCTATCGCACTACCAATTGTTATAATCCACCCACAGGCTACCATAATTTTGTTTATAGTATCCATTATTTACCTCGTGCATTGTTGTATCGTGTCGCTGCACCTCGTGCTGAGGATGCTTGACTCCTGTTCCATCCTGCGGTGTTGAGTCTTTCGTTTTGTGTCTTAAGATTGTTCTGCTTACAGTAATCTTTATAAGCTTGATTCTGCTTCTGCAACAGCGCAGCCTTTTTCTGATATTCCATATCAAGCTCATGCTTTAAAGCTTCGTCCTTTGCATTATCCACAGCCGTTTTCATGCCGATTAACTGCCGTTTCGTCTTTCTGATACGTCTTTCAAGCTCTCTCTGTCGTTTCCGTTTCTCGTATTCTTTGCGATTCTCTTCGCTGTCATAGTCCTCGAACGGATTGTTTATTCCATCCCCCGGACCGTGGGAGTGTCGGCAGTTTGCCCCATGGATTCCCTGCACGTTTCCCATACCACAGACCGAAAAAGGCGGAAATCTTGGGTCATTACCGCTTTTGCTGTAAAACTTACCTTGCCACCAGAAGTGATTGGTTAAATTATCTCCACCGTTTCCTATTCTGGCTCCCAGATGTGCTGATGTTAGGATAATATCCCAATCCATCTCGTCCATACGTGCGTCTGTAATATCTGCTGCCATTTGGCTTACGCCAGTACGGACCGCCCTTGCTGTAGCTGTCTCTATGCTGTCTCTACGTCCACTTGGGTAGGTTACGTCTGCTCCTTTGTCTATAATGTCGTTAACAGCTTCTTTGACCGCTTCTGTGTAGCTTGTTGTACCGCTTGCTGTTTGGTTATATGCCTTGTCAACAGCATCTATGTAATTATCGTGGCAGGCGTTTGGCATTGTACCAGTGTAGTTGTGCATTTCTCCCTTTGTCTTTTCATAATTTCTCTGCAACAATCGTTGTAGATAAGGGCTTTCCCCGAGTGGTTTCGGTTCAAGACCTGCCTTTTTATACACTGCATCATCCCATTCTAACGCTTTTATACCTGCTTCTTTCATGGTCCGTGCGATTGTATCAATCCCTATCTTTGTTGTTTGTGCAATCTCTTTCTGTACCGCCTGCAAGATATACCCTGCATCCTGCAATACATCCATTTGCCACTTGTCAATAGGAGTAAAAAGGTAATCTTCCCCACGTCCTAGCCTTATCATCATTCGCTCTATAATGACAGATACTATCTTGTTATGTAGTTCTTCTGCTTGCTTCTCTGCCTTTTCTGGCACATACCAGAGATAGGTAGGTGTTAACATAATCCCACCTGCCTATTCTTCTGGGTCTTTTACCATTAGTGCCGCATCTAGCATCTTCCCAACTACTGCCGCATCCGCAGGCTTGCCCTCTTGCGTTAATGTTTTGTCTGTTTCTGTACTGCCTGTAACTCCTTTTTTACAGATGTTGTACAACAGCTTTTCTTGTTTTGTAAATGGTTCGGGCAGTTTTACATCTTCGCCATTAAGGTATTCAAGGTATTTTTCAATCCTGTACTTTCCCATGCTTTTACTCCTCTCCGCTTGCGCCGAATAAGTCTGGCTCTTTCGGTTGTGCTTCTTCTTCAAGTGCTTTTGCTTCTTCTTCACTGAATCCCTCAAATTTAACTAGATAGTACCAGAATGGAATCTTGTTGGAAGTAACATAGCTGTACCATCTCGCTCTATCTTCATCTTCGTTGTAGGTAATGTCTCCAAAGTCATACACGGTTTCATACGGTCCTCTTGGTGCTAATTTGTACAGATCAGCAAATATATTAAGTGCAGCTATTAAATCATCCATGCAGGCTTGTAATTTGTCTCTTACGTCCTTAATAAACTGTATTGTACGTTGCTGTTCTGCTTCTACGCCTGTAGCTGTCTGAATCCCTGTCGTTTCGTTAAATACAAAGTATCCATTGGAGAATCCGCACTTATACCCAATCTGTGATAGCAGGGCATTGATTCCTGTCAGTCGTGTATCCGTGTTGAGACTTGGGTTTACTTCTTGATAGAATCCTTTAATGTCTGAGCTATTTACATTCTTGACGTACTCTGGCAGTCTTAAACGCTTCTTGCTTCTCTCAAATCCATCCTGTGTATTATTTACCCTTGTACCAGTCTCTAACAGCTTGTCGGAGTCTAGTAACAACATTCTTCGGCTGTCGAATATCTCCGTTGCATTCCTGCTATATGCAGTGTCGAGGTCCTTTAGCTCCTCTATTGCTTCGTAAAAGATAGGCAATCCTAAACTACAATGCAAATCTACATTGTTCGCCTGTGGTGTCCTAAGAACTGCATACAGACGTTGTCCGTTTAGGTTTGTAAGTCCTACATCTTCTAGTTCTCCACGCCAAGGTGTCTCGTCTATGTCAATCGGCTTTCCTGTATCGTTTGCATCTTTAGAAGCATAGCAACGATTTGTAATCTGATACACGTCCTCGATGTACCTATGATACTCTAGCTTTGTGTAATACGTCCTGCCATCACTTGAGATTTCTCTATGCACAAATACAATCCCTTGAATCTCTCCGTTGCTTTCGTCTGTTACAATAAAGTTTTCTGGCGTGATCAAGTCCACACTTGCACCGTTAGGCTTTAATACAACTGTACCGTATGCGCAGCCATATTCTACATGGTGTCGCACCTGCTCCAATTCCTTTTCGATCTGCTCCTGCAACCAATCCGCTCTTGCACTGCCATCTATCTCTATGCCTATTGCAAGTGTAGCAAGGCGTGCTGTCTCACTGCATACTGCTTTTGCAAAATTGATAGTCTTGATATGTTCGTCCTTGTCTAACCAGTACGGACTGCCCTTATAGATGTATGCACATTTTTCTATAGCTCTCTGCATCTCTGGACTGGTAACAGTATCAATCTTAAATTCGTCTCTTGCCTTTTGTCTAAAAAGGTTACTTAATATCTCTTTCATTCTGCTTATTATACCCATTTATTCCACCGCTATCAGTTTAACGTTTCCGATTTTTGTTTCTATATCTCCTTGTATCAAATCGCTATTAATCGTAAGCCAAACCCCACCATCATGGATAGATATTTTTTCTATATCCTTGATGCCTAACATTACATTTCCAATTTGTATACAAGTTACATCTTTTAAATTTATCATCATTGTTTTTATCTCCTTTATGCACTTTCCCCACGTCTCATGCTCATTGGACTTGTCGCATACCTTAATGCATCAATAAAATGGTCGTTGCCGTCTGGATAATCTGCCTTGATTTCTCCGTTTTCATCTACTTCATGCTCGTAGCTTATTACCTCTTCATACAGCCGTGGAGTTCTCGCAGGGTCTATGACTAATGTCCTGCACTGCAACCATTCATAAGAGTATTTACGACTACCCGGATATACGTTCGTTTTGTTCGCCACAAGTCCTGCATCCCTAAAGTCTAAGATGCTTTCTATCTCGTCAGCTCCACAGCTAATACTATAGTCGTTGTATCCCTTACCTATAATCATCTGTGACATTACAGTGTTGCGGATTTTTTGACCGCCCAACTCGTCTATGCACAAGATTTTTTGTGATGCAGGCATATATGCACATCTGACAAAAGCTTTCGGGTCTGGATAGTATCCCCAGTCCTGCCCTTGATAGATTCTTTCCTGCCTTGCGATTTCTTCGTCTGTGATTGTGCGTATTTCTAAAAGCTCAAAGATGTTTGTTCCAAGTCCTACAGGGATTCCAAGATACTCATGCTTGTATGCTCGTTCGTTTGTCTCTTTCAGATATTCTGCATCGGTTATGAACTGCTTCCCTAGCCATTCTACAGGAACTGTTGTGTAGTCACTCTTATGTCTAAAGCTATCCTCTCTTGCTTCTGCTACATATTTATTTGCCCAGTTATTAACAGAGATTGGTGGGTTGAACGTCTTAAACACTACGAATTTAGAACCACCACGCAATACAGATTGTTGTACAGTTCTGATCTCTTCAATGCCTGCAAACTCATCTAGTTCCTCGAACCACAAATATTTAATATAACCCTTTGCGACCTTTATAGACTTAGTTTTCTTTGCCTTGTCCAGTCCTCTATAGATTATCTTCTGCCCAGTCGGCTTATATATATGTTGTAATGGGCTCTTAGAAGATTCCCACAGATCGCTAACACCCAATGCATCTATTGCCCATTCTATCTGTTCGTAGACACTATCCCTTAGAGTATTACCAACTTTACGAAATACTGCCGCATTGCTGTATTCTCCTGTTGTTGCGTCCTGCATAATACCCAATACAATCTCTACACTAACAAAAGACGATTTAGTCGAGCCACGACCGCCGTATAAGTCGTAATATGTATGCTTTCCGTCTTGTATATCCCAATGTACAGCATAAAAAGATGGGGCGATCACATCTGTCAAATTAACCATGCAACCGCTCCTTACTCTCTAGGAATATTATTTACTATTGTAATTCCCTCTGTCTTATTCTCTTCCTGCTTCTTGTCTGCATCCCAGTCTTTAAAATTATTTCTTAATGCAAATTGTGCACCGTTCGAGCTGTCCTTGTGGAACAAACTTTCTTCCATTTGTTCTTCAACTCTGCTCTTCGCACGCGTGATGGTGTCGTAAAACTTATCACTGTCTTTTTTATGTTTTTGATAATACAGCAGATCACTTCTGCCACTAAATCCTAATGCAAGTGCTAATCCTGTTATCGTAGGATGTTTTCTGTCTAAGATAATTGGATACCCTTGTTTGTTGTACTGCTGTTCCCCATTAATGACTAATGGTTTTCCCTCGCAGCTTTCAAAGTATTCATCTATCTTCTTCTGCATTTCTTTTACACTCTTGTATTTAGGCGGTCTACCACCTGCTCCCATTGTCTCACACCCTTTCGTTTGTATATATTTTTGTTGTCGGTCCTGCTGTCTTGTAATCATCACATACAGTCAGATACCTGTCTTTTATTATTTTTTTACCTTTATCCTTAGTACAGTACATAATCCCTCTGTCAGATAGTGTATTCTTGCATCCTGCACAGCACAGGCTTTTATCTTCCATCCTGCACCTCTTTCTGGTATCTATTGCATACACACATGTGACTACACTTTATATTTACAAGTACCACTTCCGTTTTATCCTCTGGGATAGCTCTTCTCTTTGTCTCTGTCACGATCTCGCAATGTACACAATCGTTACAGCAATTCTTTAGTTTGTTATTAATCAAAAAAGACACCTCCCGACTATGGTTTTATCTAAGATAATTATACCATAGTGGGAAGTGCCTTTGTTTACACTCTTTTTATTTAATTTTTTCTATCTTTCTATATTTTTTCCTGATCTGGTCCCCATGTGTCCCCAAATTTTTTCTTGTGTGCTTCGGCGTATTTGTTAAAAAACTCTTGATCGGAAGACAAACTTAATTCATATGCTACTTTTTCCCTCAAATCTTCATCCATTAATTCTAATGCTTTGTCAAAATTTACTTCTTTCCCATATTTATTTTTTACATTCATTCTGACTCTCCTTTATTATCATTTACCCTGTTTCTATACTCGTCTCTTTCTTTTAACAGACTATCAAGATTTGTCTTCTCGCCCCTTTTAATTCGTGACCGTGCATTTATAATTTGTGATTGTTTGTGACGGCAGTAATCACTGCAAGTATTATTTGCCACTTTTGAGCTAAATTTTTTACCGCAGTACTCACAAATTTTTTGCTTTTTGCTGTTCTTTTCCAATTTCTTTTTTGTTTGGTTTGTATCTTTATTATAAGCACTTTTATATTTTTTTTGCAATAATAAACCTGCTTCATGTTGACATTTTTCTGAACAATATTTTTGTCTGCCTGCCGTTACAATGTATTCATTGCCGCACAGCTCGCACTTATCAACACTCCCAAGCTTCCTTTTAGCGGTCTTTCCTTGTCTAAATCTTTTTTGTGCTTCTTTGGTTCGTATTTTTCTACAATCCGGACAATAAAAAGCTCTAGGACCGCCCAAAAACTCTTTACTACACATTCTACACGCTCTAATTCTTATCACATTAGATTTTCTTTTTTTGGCGCATTCGTCACAATACAGCTTATCTGCACTACCGTAAAAAGACTTGCCACAATCCAAGCAAGCCTTTTTTGTTCTATATTTTTTCATTCGTCTTCGTCCTCTATGATATTTAAATATACCCGATGCCATTTATTGCCATTCTCTAATGCGTTAAATAACGGCTTATCATGTAAATCATTTAAAACATCATCAACGGTGTAGCGATCGCCCCACGTTGTTTCTACCATCAAATCGCCCATGTAGTTTTCGTACAGTCTAAAGCTGTCATTTTCTGGTAACTCTACAATCACATCATCATAGATATCAGACTGCGGAGCCATGTAACTATAAACAGTTCTTTTTTCTGCTGCTAAAACGCCATAATTGGCGAAAATTTTAAATTGATTTTTCATGACTGCTCCCTCCTATAATACATAATCAATAAAGTATGTTATACCCTCGTATTCCACAACTCCCCAGTCAAAAACTGGCTTGTTAGTGTCAATCATCTTTTTATACTCTTCCCTGTCTTCCTCCTCAACATCCCATTCATTCATGTACTGATCAAAGAATTTTTCAAATTCTTCTTTCTCGTACACTGCTGATCCATTGCATAAATAGTCAACAGCTTCTTTCTTTGTATGGTTGTCTTCCATAATGATTTCAAGTTTCTTTTCTGTCTCGTCTCCCAAGTCTAAACCTGCGTATTTTAAATTTAATTCCTGCGATTTTGTTAAATAAATATTTTTCATGACTTCAATCTCCTTTTCTTTCTTTGCTTATCTCCTTTAACTGTCTTTATCTTACCACATCTTTATCCCTTTGTAAAGTGATATTTATAATTCTTTTAATTTTTTTTCGTCCTCTTCATCTCTTACATATTCCAATATCTGCCCCGGTTGCATTTCTAAGATGTTGCATACAGCATTTAAAGCCTTTAGCGTTATAGCTGTATCCTCGTTCTTTATCTTGTTTAATGTGTTTTGACTAAGTAAATTAGTAGTTTTGGCTTTATATGTAGTAAATCCTTTTCTTTTCAGTGCATCATATACATCAATTTTGTATTTTAACATTTTTCATTACCTCCTATTTACTACATTATATATTATGTACCCTTTCCACGTCAAGAGAAGTATTATCATAAAAAGTGACATTTTATATTGACATAACTTTTTAAAGTGATATAATAAAAGTAAGTTAATAGAACAAAGCAATCAGAAAAGGAGAAAAGAAGATGAAAGAATTAAGAAAAGAAATTGAAAAGTTAGTCGAAAATGAGGACTTCGTTTCCTACGAAGAATTTATTTACGAACTGGAAGAAGAAAAACAAGAAGTTAAAAAATATCTCGAATGGAGAGCAAATGGTGGGAAGATGAACACCGAAGCACTTCCAGACGGATATGTAGAAGCTTGTAAAAAGATTTTAGAAAGAATTTAGGAGGTTGAAAATCATGGATTATTACAGAGGTAGAAAAATCGACAAAAAATTTAAAGAAGAGGTTGCTAAAAATTCAGCAATCCGAGGTTATAAAAATGCGGTAAAAATTTTCATTTACCGTCAAGATTTAGAAGCTTCCTCACTTTGTGATGAACTGGCTGACAATCTTTTAAAACTTGGTTTTAGTTGGGAAGAAATCGAAGCTTTAGAACTTGAAGCCTATGACGAAAGAGAAAAAGAATTAGAAAAGTTTGATAAGGAACATCCTAACTGGGAGCAACTTATCAATGTATAACATACACCACCCACCCCGGAGGTTACGAGGGTAGAAAAGGAGAACTAGCATGATTAAAATTGTACAGTGGTTAATGAGTTGCGGTTATACCGAAAAAGAAGCCGTTAAAGAAGCAAATTCAATGATTGAGCAAAATCGTTGGGATGGTGCTGAAATGTGTTCACGAGAATATGCAATAGAAATGATTTTGGAAGATTTGGGGTGTTTATATGAATAAAATATTATTATCAATCATACTTACAGCGATCATTACCGCAGGTATCACAGCAAACTACATTATCACGCATCAACAGGTAAGCGGTACAACTGGTAACTACAACATAGAGATTTTAGATCACAACTTTTCATATAGATAACATTAAGGACCAGAAAAGTTCTGGTCCTTCGCTGAAATTTTCTTGTACATTAGTAATATAATATGTATAATTCATTACAGAAAGAGGTGTTTATTTATGGCTTTAAGAGAATGCGTTGTCTGTGGAAAGACTTTTGATGGTGCACCAAGTGCAAAATATTGCTCCGAAGAATGTAAAAACGCACCACGATATACAAATGAATTTAATGGAGAAAAGTGGGGAAAATTAACTATCATAGATGCTTATAGAAAAAAAGGAAGAGTTTATGCCATTTGCAAATGTGAATGTGGAAATACAAAAACTGTAAGATACGATGCTCTAACATCTGGTCGAACTCAATCTTGCGGATGTTTTGCCGAAGCTAATTACTATAAACCATTTGACCTCACTGATAAAATTAACGATTATGGTTGTAAAGCAATTAAGCAAATAAGAGTTGGAAATCGGTATAAATGGGAGTGTGAATGTTCTTGCGGAAAGCACTACCTAGTTCCTGCCGGACTGTTTTACAAACAAATGTCTTGTGGTTGCTCACATCAAAGAAGTGCCAGAGAAAACCTCAAAAAGGCAGCGAAGACATGTGAACAAGGATATATAGAAAATACATCCATTATATCAATCAAACCTAGAAAAATGCTACGGAATAACACATCTGGAGTCCGTGGTGTTAGTTGGGACAAAAATCGGCGAAAATGGGCTGCTACAATAGTATTTAAAGGCAAAACATACCATTTAGGAAGATACTATAATATAGAAGATGCAGCCACGGTTAGAAAAGAAGCAGAAAACGCTCTGTTTGGAGATTTTCTTAAATGGTTTCAAGAAGTGTATCCAGAACGATGGGAAAAATTCAATAAAAAGGCAAAAAAAGAAGAAACAGAGGATTAAACCCCTGCTTCTTCTTTTATATTCTTCAGATTTTCTTTTAACATCTTCACACACTCATTAAATCCGTCACGTTTACCGCATAGATACATATTGTGACCGCTGTAATCGTCCATAGGCGGTATTAATGTACATAATGCATATAAATCTTGCTTATTCATTTTAAACTCCTTTAAATCCTGCAATTATCGCACAAAATACAGTTGATAACACACATACATAAGATGATAACATTGCAATTTTTAAAACTTTTTGTATATTTTTATCATTTTTAAATTCCTGTAATGTGCGATTTACTACCAGATCAACACAAAAAATTAATAAATATACAGTCGTTGTTGCTCCACATAGTCCCAGTGATGTTTCTGCAATACCATACATCACTATAAATAATATATTGCTCACTTTTTAGCCATCCTTTCGTACATTTCGCAAGTACACGTTAGCTTGTTAACCTGTTGGCACTTTTCTAAATACATCTTGTCCATGTCTTTTATGTCCTGCGGTGTCAATCCTGTTTCTTTGTACTCAAGAAGTTCTTTCAATGCCTTAGTTGATACCGCTTCACTTCCTGCAAACATTTTTGATAATCGTATCTGATTTTTGATAACGTCTATTGATAACCCTGTCATTTTCTTCCCCTCCTGTTCCTGTTTAAAGCATTCCGTTTCATAAATTTTTCTTTTGATAACGACTTATAATAAGGATTTTTTCTCTTGATAACATCCCTCTCTTCCTTACAATCGTCTTGAAACTGTTTATAGCCGTCACATAGGGTATGACAATTATAAGCTCTTCCTGTGGCTTCTGTGCACCCATAGCACGGATTATCTTTCCCTCTCATAATAACGCCCCCACTTTATACATCTTCTGGACTTCTGTTGTTTGCTTTGATAACGTCAAATCCATCTGGATAACGTTTCTCTAATTTTTCAATGTTCATTTGCATAATTTCATCCAACGACCAATTAAATGATTCACAAATCATAGCAACATACCACATTACATCCCCAAGTTCTTTTTTTGCGTGTTCCTCGTCAAACTTGCTTTCATGGAATATCCATTTTTTAACCATGTCAGTAAGCTCTCCAACTTCTCCAGATAATCCGAATAATCCGTTAATAATTCCGCCCAAGTCAATGCCTGTGTCTGGTACGTTGTCCTCTACTCCCTGTTCTAAATTATCAGCCATATTCATTATTCTTTCTATTCCTAATCCGTCATTAGTTCGCATTGCCTTTACTTGATATTCTTTACCGTTCATTTATAACACTCCTTTATAGCTTGATAACCCTTTGTCCTCTGTCATATTGACTAAGTATCTTGTCTAATGCATCTTCTGCTTTTTTATGTGTTTTGAATGATTGTATTGTGTAAATATATCCATTCATTAGCTCACATTCTACATTTTCTTCGTTTGCCCGAATTTCAAGAACATTATCAAGATTCAGAATCTCTCTATCTTTTGTCATTATTAACATGTAAGTCCTCACTTTCTCCCCAGTCTAACCGATTCCCACACTCACAAACTTCTGTCCATTCTGCTATGTAGTTTCCACACTTAGGGCATCTATATAACGCAACGTCCTGCTTTTTTAAGTTCTTATGTCGTTCTCTTATCGGCAAGCTGTTAAATACAGCACCGATGTGTTCATAATCTTCTAATGTAATTGTGATCGTATCTCTTGCTTTAGCAGACTGGCAGAAACCACTGCCCACCAGTCCTAAGATAATGCCGATGATAACAAGTAAGACTTTTAATATCATTCTTCCATCTCCACTTCTTTATAGATATTCACTACGGTATCACTGATAACATTATCTTTTGTTAATTCAACCTTATATCCTTTATCTGTAATGTTTTTCACAAACTCATTAAGTGGTAATACATCTTTCATTGCATCTGGATAATATATTTTTGTTGCTTTTTTTAAAACTTTTACCTGCTCCGTTCTCTTTCCAACAAGTTCGCATACATTTTGCGACTCTTTATCTGTATTTTTTTCATCAATTCTGCTTACATAATCTTTCAGTTTTTCGTCAGTTATTTCAGAAAAAACCATTTCTTTTTCACAGTCATTACAAAATTCACATGAATCACAGATATTTCCGTTGCAGTAATCTTCTAACGTATCTATCATCTGTTCTCTTGTCATTTTTTATCACCTAACGCCTTTCTATAGCTTTCCTCTACTTCTTCGCTCGTAGCTGTTCCATAGTTAATTTTTCTCGTTATGCACGGTTCTTGCCCTTTAAAAATGCAAATAGGGCAGATTCTTTTACGACAATAGTTTTCTAACTCTTTTTCCTGCATTTTTCTTTTTAATTTGTTTGTATTTAAATTCAATCTCATTGTTGCAATAATAAAACCTGTTTTTGTATCAGTCACACTCATCATTGCTTCTTCGCAAGATTGATAAGAAACTTTCGTATCCAACACTCCAACATCTAGTTCATTTGCCGTAATCATCTTTTCTATGCTTTCTAAAAAGTCGTGTGCTACCTGCTGTGCTATTGTCATAGTCGTTCTCCTTTACCCTTTTCAATCTCCCATTTACCGTAGTAACCTTTTGTCATTTCTTTTAGTTGTGTCAGTGCCATAATAAAATTGTCAAGTTCACAAGTATCAGTAAAGTTTATTCTCACTTCACTGCCTGTTTCTTCTTCCATGGTAACTGGTCCACCAACAGTTCTCCTAAAATTTAATGTTACGTGCAAACTATTGTGTTTTTCTGTTCTCATGCTTGTTCTGATACAGTTCACATTTTTATCAGCTCGATTTGAATATATTTTCATTCTCCCACCTCTAAATCTTTCGCAAGCTTGAATCCTGTTCTTCCAACATTTCTAAGATTTTCTTTGATAAGTGCATTGTTTGGTGTCCTGTGTATCTTATACCAGTTCCAGTCGTTATCCTCTCTCATTTTTATTTTCATTTCCCATCTTTTTTTGTAATTGATTTCTTCTTTTACCATCTCTAGGCAAGCGATCATGTAATCTATTTGTTTGATAACGTCCATATTCTTTCTCCTTTACCACATAAGTTTTACCCCACATCCTTGATATTAAGTTCTGCTGTCGCAGGTATAAATCTCATGTATCCTGCATCTCTTATAATCTCGTTTTCCGTCAAGTCAACAAGTTGTTTCTTTTCTTTTTCTGATTTAACCACAAGGTAATAATGTTCATTTTTTTCGCCCATACAAACATCTCCAATCTTGAAATGGCTTAATGTGTATGTTTTAATACTTGGTTGTTTTGCATTAATTTTCATCTTCTGCCTCCAAAATAAAGCCACCATTTGATCACGTTATAATCAATTTCATCTTCTTCTAGTTTTGTAATTTTACGATTATTTTTCTCGTATGTTTCTACCTGCTTCTTAACTAACTCGTTACTTCTAAGCTCTGGATAAGTAGCAATTAAGGTCATTCCATCTCCTGCCTTAAATTCTTTGTATGTATCCTTCTCATGGTCCATATAATTTTTAACGACTGTATCTATTTTTCTTTCTAGCTGTTGATTTTGAGTTTTATATACCTCTATTTTTTTATCAACTCCTTGATATTCAAACACTCCAAATATTGCAATAATATATATAAATGCCAATGCTGTTGTTGCAACCAATCCACCAGTTACCAATTTATCTATTGCATCATTTATATCTGGCACTGTATTAGCTAATTTAACTGCCATTCCATACCAAATTGCTGTAACCACTATAATTATTACCAATAGCATTATTCTTCTCCCTCACTTTCTACCCCAAAGATGTATTTAAGGATTCGGTCTTTTCCAACAGATTTGATTGCACCCTCCGCGATTTCCTTAGATGTAAAATAAGTTATAGATTCTCCACGGTAAGGACCCGTATTTGTTGATACACAGATACATTCTTTTGAAAGATACCCACATGCTATTTCGAAGTGAAAATTATTTCCATCCCATGCCTCTTTTTCTGAGTCGTTATGTTCCTTTGCATACCGTTCAAGTTCAACTTCTACTTTTCTTTTCTCTCTTGCAAATTCCGCTTCTTTTTTTGTGAAAAAGATGTTTCCTAATTCCCACATATCAAGAGCGTATTCATCGTTAATCCATGTCCTTTTTCTGATTCTTCCAATATAATCAATGTAATAAACCGTATCCCCATACTCTGGTTTCTTTACCTTTGCATCCTGTTTCTTGTCTGGTTCTTCTCCATTCATCTTTCCAACCAATCTGTAAAACTCTTTTTCTTCTGTTTCTGTTAGATTTTTAATTCCCATTTTCTCCACTTCCTTTTTCTGTTTAGTCCTCTTTATTTTTTAAATAATCTTCGATAGCTTGATCTAAAAAGCCACTACTGATAAGCCAATTATCAATGTATGTTGTTTTATTTTGCTTGCTATATACTAATAAGATTTTCTTTCTAGCGTCTTTTAATGTTATCTTCAATATAAGTGCATCTGTATTATTACTTGATTCTTCAACAGCTATAACTGTTTCTTGTGTAAGTTGATTTAGTTGACTTGTAATACGTTGTAAACACGTTTCTTTGCAAATTACTTTGTTCCATGTTGGTTTCAAGCATCTGATAGTTGTCTGCATATCGTTTCTCTCGTCAGTGTTTGTCAAAATAAAGCAATCATCTAATTCTTTTATTTCTTCTCCACTTATAATTGCTTTTGTTTCTATATTATAAATTTTCATTTCTTTCTCCTTTACTCTTCATTCTCTCCCCTGCCGTTAATAGCAGGGGAAATCATGACTTATACAATAGCGAGTTGTATTGTAACTTATGCGTTGCTAGGATTCTTTTATTTAGTTGTGTGTGGTATACAAAAATCCTGTGCAACAAGCCTTTTCTGGCTTGAGTCTCTGCCTAAAGATGTAAAATGGAAGAATCTGAAAATACAAAAAACATTATTTACAGTTACTTAGGCAGAGAATCAAACCAGAAAAGGGGCTATTTAGTTACTAAACTTCTGTAAATTCTCCATCAATTAATTTGTACATCGTGTCTTCTTTGATTCTCTCTCCGTCCACATACTCTGTTTTTACACACTTAGGAACATATCTGTTTTTCTCGTAGCTATATTCCCATTCCGCTAATGTAATCCAACTTCCTTTTTTAGCACTTACATAGCTGTTATCTCCTGCACAGCAAATAATGCTGTCGTATCCTGTGCTTTTAATCTTTGCGGAGTTCCCAGAGCTACCAATCTGTGCGTAGTTCCCAGAGCTACCAATCTTTGCGGAGTCCCCAGAGCTACCAATCTTTGCGGAGTCCCCAGAGCTACCAATCTGTGCGGAGTATCCAGAGCTACCAATCTTTGCGTAGTTCCCAGAGCTACCAATCTGTGCGTAGTATCCAGAGCTACCAATCTTTGCGGAGTCCCCAGAGCTACCAATCTTTGCGGAGTCCCCAGAGCTACCAATCTTTGCGGAGTATCCAGAGCTACCAATCTTTGCGGAGTCCCCAGAGCTACCAATCTGTGCGGAGTTCCCAGAGCTACCAATCTTTGCGGAGTTCCCAGAGCTACCAATCTGTGCGTAGTTCCCAGAGCTACCAATCTGTGCGGAGTCCCCAGAGTCTGGTTTCTCTGTCTGTGTTTTCTCAATCACAAAATCAACGCAAGTTTTAACAAATCCTGCGAAAGAAAACTTCGCTCCAACCTTAAGCTTTGTTGTGCAATATTTGATATCATCGTCTGTTTTTACTTCTGCATCGTCTGGTGCTTCTACTCTTGCAAAATCCGAAAATTCTCCATTATCGTCTACCAGATCATAAAAATTAAGCACATCGAACGGATTCTTACAGAAGTGCATACCTCTGCGACATGGAACTGCTCTTTCTTCCTCAAAAGTTTCATTCTCTTTGTACTGCTTTCCTTTACAAATTAATCCTTTATTAAATGCTTTATAACCTTTCATTTCTTTGATCTCCTTTTCTTATTTCCAATAAACTGCACTGGATGTAACATGAATACCTCTAGGTTTCTTTTTGTTACGTTGCTTTTCTGCTTCAATTTCTTTTCTTACTTCATCCCCAAATTTTTCTGTCCAAAATGTAATCAAATACTCTGGAATCTTAAACATTTGTGAGCAAGATTTTGACGTATTGTTTTTTGTCAGTCTTGTCTTTACTACCATTTTTATGTATTCACGAGAATATGGGGCGTTTTCTTCTTTGTCTTCATCTAAGTTCTGTTTTTTCCATTTAAAGAGGGTGGATGAATTAATACCGTATTCTTTCGCAACGCTCTTTACCTCATGTCTTGCGTTACTTTCCGCAACAACTTTTCTTTTAAATTCTGTTGTGAATTTCTTATACCCCATATCACACCTCTTGTATCGTTAATTGTGTATTAATTTCTTTTTGCGAAAGAAATTTGTTTATAAAGTACTGTTGCCCTTTGCCTGTTACTTTTGTTGTCTTTCTAATTTTCACTGTTCCGTCTGGATTTGTGATAGTTCTTTCTTCGATTTCAAAAAGTCCCATTTCCATGCTTCTTTGCGTCGGCATATTCCAACTTAGTCCTTTTCTCGAAATCAAATATCCATTGTCTCTAAGTTTCTGGAATAATCTGTTTTGACCTATATCAAATCCTCTCTGTTTAAGAATCTTTGCTAAGTCTCCGACCAGAATTGAATCTTTACTTGCTGTTACAGCATCGGAAAAAATTTCTTTCGGCTTCATTCTTTCATTATCTTCAATCAATGCTGTATTGCTTGCTTGTAGATCATTTATTGTCTTTTGAGCTTCTAATACTGCTAACGCTAGCAATTCCTTTCCTTGTGGGATATGATCCGCAATGATTTGCTCCATCGTGTGAAATCTATCAATATACTTTGCTGTAAACTCTGTGCCTTTGATTCCTGTTAACTTGTGAGCAATGAACTCGCAGCCTTTCTTTGTAACATCAAAACATTGCAATACTCTTCCTGTTTTGTCTTTATATGTACTGTCTCGAAAAAATTCACTGGGCTCAATTTTGAGCTCAGTCAATTCATAAGTGTATTTTGCGATATCTCGTAATAAATTCTTATGTCTCTTTTCAACCATATCTGCTACTTCTAAACTACTAATTGTCTGTTCAATCTGTTTCATTATGTATTCCCTCCAAACTGCTTTTCTAATAGCCGTTGCTCTAAATTATCAAAGTCATAGGCTCTCTCGCACTCTAAGACACTTGCAGGATTCCGCTGTGGCTTCGGTTCTGGTGGTTTCTCGTAGTTCTCGTCAAGGTAATCCACGTATCCCGAATTAAAAAACGTCGAGCCGTTCTGTAGTTTTCTCCACGAAGCATCTTTTTCTAATCCATCAAGATACCGTTTCAATGCCCTCTGTATGTGTTCCTCTCCTATCTGGTACAACACTTTTTTCTTGGCATCGGATACCTGCCCTTTACCACGTTTATTCGGGTACTGTTTCCAGAGCCTTTCAAAACATTCATTGATTGCTTTTTTGTTCGACTTTTCGAAATTTTCTTTTGATTTCTCGCAATTTTTCTTTGCGTTTTTGTCTGTTTGTTCCATTTTTCGTTCCACTGTTTGTTCCATTTTTGTTCCATTTTCAACCACCGTGTTTTCCTCGGTAGTTGTTTCTGCAACTTGTCCACAATCTATGTACTTTTGATACCCATTTACTGTGTATATCGTGTATTTATTTGTGCTTTTTGTGGATATGTACCCAGTGTTCTTTAGTTTCTTTAGTGCTGTTCGGACCTGCGATTCTGTTAATCCTGTCTCTGCACTGATTCTTGTTATCGAAGATACAAATTGTCCTGCCTTTATCTCTTTTCCGCAGTACCGCTTGTCCTCTAAATTTGTATGTAGTAGGCAATGATAAAATAATCTAAATACATTTGTATTTTCATACCATTCCCAGTCTGTATTTATGTTTATTTTCATCATTGCCCTCCTGCTTAATATTTGTCTCCGTCTTCGTAGATTGTTATCTCGATTCTTGGATTCTTTGCATCAACCTTTATCCAGTTAACGATACCCTCTACCTGTTTCTGACCATCGTTTGGGAACACTCCTGCTTCTACCAAGCTATCTAATATGTACTTAATAGCCGAAAAGACATTGTCTGGATCACGTCTTTTATTCTTTTCATACCACTTAATTTCCAGAATCACTGGAAATTTTATGTGCTTTTTCTTTAGCCATTGTGGTATGTATGCCTTGCAAATTTTTTGATTGTTTTTTTTGCATCTGGCACCTTTGTAGGGATTGGTCCTGTTTGCATAAATAAAAGTGTTAAGTCCATCAAGTCTTCCTTGAATTGTGTATGTTACAGCCATGACTTGCCAAACTCCTTTCTGAACTCTTCCCTACTACCGATATGCTCTTCATAATATGTTTGAGCCATCGTCTTAAGCTTTGTATCTATGTCTCCATTTTTTCTGTTAAAATGTACACCGTTCGGATGAAAGTCTGGTCTTAGTGGTACGACAAATCCATATTTTTCACTTTTCTTCCTATTAGAACCACCGAAAATATGATGTCTTTCCACTATGTAAGAACCTGTGTAAATGCAACAGTCCATATTTTCTGTAAATACACTAGTTAGCTTTTTCAAGTTTTACTCTCCACCTTTCTTCCATTTCTTTTATCTCCTGCGGTGTTGCTGTCTCAATTCCAAGCTCTTTTGCTTCTGCAACAGTTCCTTTTATCAGTTCAGACATTTCCTTTGTGTCGTATGTATGACTCCCACGCATTACCAGATTGATTCTGAACAACTTGCCTGCCTTATTGGTAGTTGTACTGGCTGTCGGTTGTAGATGGCAAAACTCAAGGTCGTACACTTCTATGTCGTTATCCAACGGAAGCGATACAAGAGAACCGTTTATAATCTCATGCTGTCCGTACTCTGCTATGAGTTTGTTCTTTATATATACCTTGCTGTTGTCTGTTACTTCTGCAATCTTTCCAACCAGTACATGAAAGTATGCATTGGCATCTAAGCTCCTGCCATCACGGTACTGAACAACCTTAAGCCGACATTCTTTATCTTTCAGTCGGTCATATTCCCCTCGTATGTCTTTTTCACACACAAGGGAAATAACCTGCTTACCGCTTTCAAAATCAATGGATATATCATGAATTTTGGCTTTAGTTTCCATCTAATCAGCTCCAAATCTTTCTTACGTTAGCTTTGTCTTTGTTGGCTACAATGTACTGATATTCTCCCTCGGTAATTTCTGAAATATCTTTATGATGATAAGATGCAAGAATCTTGTTAATATCAAATGACATTTCATCACACAGACTCAAAAGTGTGTCCTGTTTGATTTTTGAAATCTTCATACCTCTGATTGCATCCGCATTGTTATCGTCTGCTTGCTTGTCAGCTCTTGCTTTGCGTTCTTTCTGGTTTTCGTCCGTATCAGCATCTTTTGTATCATCCAGTAAGAAGATTCCATTTAAGGCATACTTACGTGCATAAGATGATGCCGTCCCTGTTATCTGAGAATCATCCATTCCCTTTTTATTAAGTGCTTCTCTTGCGAGTGCTGTTGCTTCTACGCTTGCTTCTGTTTCAATGTCCTGCACCTTTACCGTTGCTTTTACATAGACACGATCTCCAACGGCTATTACATCATCTGTTATGTACATCGCAAGCTTCTGTTCTTCCAGAAGTGGTTTCACAGCTTCTAAGATTCCCTCTGCGTTGCGGTACATATACCCACCGAATGAGTTTCTTAGATTTTTTGGTGCTTTCAATGTTGTCTGAATCTTCATCATTTTTTCATGTATTGTCATATCTTTCTATCTCCCCTCTGGTTCATATTCTCCGTTATACGGAATGACGTTTCCCTGCTCGTCACACTCTTTCACACTGCATACATCATCAAAACGAGCTTCTTTTAGTTCCTCTAATTCCTTTTTGAATTTTGGATTTCCTGTAAACACGTCCCACATATACTCTAGTAGCCATGTTTTATCTTCTTCATTGTTTCTCGCCTGCTTCCAGATATATTCTGTTGCATCTTCTTCTGGGATTACTGTCCCATATTCGTTTGTGTATCCTGTTACGATCATTCCTGCTCACTCCCTGCTTCTTTCAGAATCTCTTCTACGTCAAATTCCTTTTCCTGTGGTTCTTGTGTTTCTTCTTCCTCATTTCCTGCGATCGTGCGTAACAGCTCTCCTACACTTGTTATACACGCAATATTTTCCAGTGCCGTTGTAAAACTAGGATGTTCCTGCATTCTTTCATCACTACATTGATTCATACTGTCACTTAACTCTTCTTTGTTAGTTTCCCATTCTTCTCTGCCTGCGAAAAGTTTTGTAATCATTCTGCTATAGAAGTCTGTCATTGCTGTTGCGATATTTCTATCTGCTTCTTTGTTTTCTTCTTTTGTAAACATCGGGTCGTTAGTTGATTTAATTGCATCAACGATAATATTTTTAACTGCATCTTTGAACTCTTTTTTTGTAATAATCATTGTCACATTCTTCTTTTCTTGCTATACTGTTGTTATGCATTTTTTGTTAAGCACTTTAGACCTGCCATGTCTGGGTGCTTTTTTTCATTTCCATCCATCACGCTCTTGTGCGATTAATGCCAGTCCTGCGGCTACACAAGTACCCATAAACCAGAATGGCATTAAATCTAATCCGCAGACTAATAGTCCACACCCCATCATGAATGCTCCCATTTTCATTTAGAACCCTCCTCTCTGCATTGCTTGGTTCTCATTTGTTAGCTTTCTTATTCTCCATTTTTCAAATCTTTCTGTATCGAAAAATATAGGAGAATTTTTCTTAGCACCTTTTTGTGCAAAGTCTTGTCCACGTTCCCGATAAGCTTCATCCAGAAACGACCTCGGGAACCCCATTTTCACAAGCTCTCCCATCTTCATAACTGGCTTCGGGTATTCCATGTTTACCTCACTTTCTGCGGATTCTGTACCGCTTTCTCTTCTTTTTTGGAGTTTTACGATTTCTGCGAATTGCTAATTTCTTCGCCTTACCGTATTTTCTCTCTCTAATTCTCTGACCCATTGTTAACATCTCCATTAACGTCTGTCTTGTAGGTGTTTACTCCGCTCCCATCTTGACTAACATAATCGTATTGATTAAACATATATATCCACACTCCGTTAGTCCCAACCAATGTTAGAAATGTTATCAACCAGATTATGAACCACCGTTTGGCTGTCCTTTTACTCTGCTCTATAACCTCTGTAGCGAATAACTCTTCTATCTCTGACCACGTTTTGTCTTTTTCTTCCATAAGTCCTGCACCTCTTTCTTGCGGTTCTTGGAAGATTGTGTTATAATCTTCTTGTTTCCGCTAGGCTAGTTAGTGGTTACATTCGCCCTGTGTGGTAGTTCCAGTACCGCATGGGGCATTTTTATTTCTTTCGTGCTTCACTTCTCTTTTTACTTCTGTAGTTGTCGATTAATACAGCTGTGATTTCAAGTGCAATTACTCCTACAGCTCCTACAAATATTCCTAATTGAAATGGTGGAATATACATTTCTGTACTCCTTTCTGTGTTATAATCTCCTTAGGAGGTGTACTATGTCTAAAAATCCTTTACCACATCTTGATAAACCAGATGAAGAAACCATTGATAAAATGAAATCTTCTGACTATTCCAAAAATCAAAAGGTTCAAGATGAAATTTTAAAATTTTTAGAAAATGATAAACAGCTTATCAAGGCAATTCGTAAAGAATGGTTCTGGACAAAAGGTATTGTGATTTTCAACACTGTTTTGTCCGTTATTTCTGTTATCATTGCTCTTATTTCGCTAATAGTATCCATATACAAATAGCAATTACTATCACTGCAATAATCACAGTAATAAGCTGTATGAAGAAGATGGTTCTTAAAAACATTAAGTCTCTCTTTTTTTGTTTTCTCGTTCTGCCGTAATTTAGGTAATAGAACAAATCATCAAAATTCATATACACCCTCTTTTCTGCTATCTTCTAAGCTTCTTTCCTGTGTTGTTCATGCTGTCCTTGATTTCATCTACTCTTTTTTCAAGGACGGCTACTCTCTTTGATAGCTTTCTCATTTTCTTTTTCATCACTGCTTGTCCTCATCTCCCATCTACTCGCTATCTTCTAAGAAATAATCTACTGTTACCCCAAAGTAATCAGCTAATGTTTTAATGCTTTTTAAACCCGGTTTGATTCTTCCTGCTTTCCAGTCTGAAAAAAGAGAACTTGTCATTCCTGTATCTTTTGATACTCGGTAATCCGTAATACCTTTTTCATCTCTTAGTTTACAATATCTTTCATAAACCAAATTTTTCACTCCTTTCTAAGTTAAAACTATTGATTTTATCTCGGTTTAGTGATATATTGTGATTAACGAATTATTTATCACTTGATTCCACGAGTCACTCGCCAAACCGACTCGTTTTACCTCGCTCATCCGAGCTACAAGTGTATATTAGCACGTTTTGACGAGGTAGTCAAGGGGTTTATTTCGTTGTGTCGAATTATTTTTATAAAAAGGGGCAACGCTATGTATGAAATTTTTGAAAAATTGTTGAAAAGACGTGGCATAACAGCCTATCGTTTTTGTAAAGACACAGGGGTTTCAACCTCTACTATCAGTACTTGGAAAAAGAAAAATTCCAAAATAGGTATGGATTTAGCAGAAACGATTTCAAATTATTTCGGGGTATCAATTGATTACCTCATGACAGGAAAGGAGGAGGATAAAAAAGAAAAAGATAACTGTGTAATAGACATCAAAGACGAACTGGAGAGAATGAGAGATTTACTAAAAAACAGGACTAGACACCCTATCTACTACGATGGGGAAAAAATTGACGATGAATCTCTTGACGCAATATTAGCTCAATATGAAATGTCACTTATATATCTTAAACAGAAAAATAAGTGAAGAAAGGATATGAATGTATGAATCATAATCAAATTAAATCTATTGTATACAATTTGATTAAAAAATACGAAACCAGAAACCCCGTTAGGCTTGCAAAAGAATTAGACATAATCATCCAGATTGGGGACTTAAAAAAAATATCTGGTTGCTATTTAAAGATTCACGAAAGAGATTTTATTTACATAAACGAAAAATTATTAGAAAACGAAAAAAAGTATCACGAAGTCTTAGCTCATGAATTAGGTCATGCAGTCCTGCACAAAGAAGATTTTTATTTCTTCTCATTCGGCAAGAACTGTTATGAGAACTCTATCGAACAAGAAGCACAAACATTTGCTTCTGAACTTTTGATACCAGACGAAGTGATACTTGAACACAAAGATTATACAAAAGAGCAACTTGCAATGCTGACAGGATACACCCCTCAGCTAATTGCATTCAAACAGCTCTAATGTTTTTCTTTTTTTGTTTTATTTTTTTCTTTTTAATTAAATATAAATATTAAT